CATGTTATCTAATATATCTTTAGTTACTTTTGGAGTTTCTATATCTACACCTACTCCAATACCTTTAACTAAGTTCTTACCGATTAAATCTCTCATAATCCTAGATGGAGAATGTATTCCAAAAGCACCTTTTATGCCACTTATAATACTTCCTGCAAATCCTCCTATTTTATCTAATATCCATTGCTTCATATTGTTAATTCCATTCCAAATTCCTTGTATTAAATTTTTACCTATATCAAAAGCACCACTAAATACAGATTTGACTGTATTTAAAGCACTTTGACTGATATTAGATACTGTATTTTTTAGGAATCCACCCATGCTTGAAATACCACCACCTATAGAAGAAATCAGATTTTTACCCCAACTAAGTCCACCTTTAAATATATTGGTTATAATATTACTAACCCACTCCGCAACACTTTTAGCTATATTGCCTATATTACCTTTCATAGAAGATATACCATTACCTAGCCAGGTTACTAGCTTTTTACCTAGCCCCGCCCAATTATATAATGTAACAGCATTTACTATAGCCATTACAATTTGTGGTATATTAGCAACTAATGTTGGTATACTACTTATTAAACCTTTAATTAACATTAAAAGTATGTCTATACCAACTTTTAATATTTTAGGTAAATTAGAATTTATCGCATCGGAAAAACTATTAATTATACGTGGAACTTCCACTATTAATTTAGGTATAGAATCTACTATCCCTTTTACCAATGCTAATAATACCTTTATACCAACCTCTATAATAGTACCTATATTGGATATAATCATATCACATATTCCGATTACAACATTTATAATTTGTGGTAAAATGGTTGGTATTGCTTTCGCTATACCATTTCCTAATTCTATAATTAATTGCAAACCTAATTGAACAATTTGTGGAAGTACTGTTATAAAGCCATTTATAACAGTTTGGATTATTTGTATTGCAGAAGATGCTATCAATGGTAAGTTATTTTGTATACCTGTTACAAAACTTTGTATTACTCGTACTGCTAAATTAATCATTTGGGGTAATTGAGATGCTATATTTGTTATTATAGTGGCAAATATATTTCCCAATTCACTTACTAAATCAGTTAAACCACCATTTTTAAAAGCATTTGAAAGTTGTTCAATCATATTATTAGCGGTCTTAACAACGTCCTTCATAGGATTATCTACAGATTCATAAAACTGTATTCCTAACCCTTCTAAAGCAGATTTTAAAAGGGTTACTTGCCCTTTAAGGTTATCATTCATAATATTAGCCATATTTTCAGCAGCACCAGCAGAATTATTTAAATTATCATATAGCTTTTTATAATCCGCATCACTTGCATTTATTATTGCAAGCATACCAGACATAGCTTCCTTACCAAAAATAGTAGCTGCTGATTGTGTCTTTTGAGCATCAGTCAATTTACTAAATTTTTCTCTTAACTCATCATATAGAATCTTACCTTCTTTAACTTTTCCATTAGAATCAGTTAAGGATATTCCCAACCTTTTCATTTCCTCAGCCATACTTTTACTAGAATTAGCTAAGTTAGTTAAAGAAGCCCTAAGTGCTGTACCTGATTGACTACTCTTTATGCCTGCGTTAGCCATTAAGCCAAGAGCAAAAGCAGTATCTTTAGCACTATGTCCTAGTGCCCCAGCTACTGGGGCAACATATTTAAAAGACTCTCCTAACATTGACACATTAGTATTTGAGTTACTTGCAGCACTAGCCAATAAATCTGCAAACTTTGAACTATCTCTGGCAGACATTCCAAAAGCAGTTAATGCATCTGTTACGATATCAGACGTAAGTGCTAAATCTTCCCCACTAGCCGCTGCTAGATTCATTATACCCTCTATACCATTTAACATATCTTCTGTTTTCCAACCAGCCATAGCCATATATTCCATAGCTGCAGCCGATTCAGTGGCACTAAACTTGGTTTTAGCACCCATTTCTTTGGCTTTTTTAGCTAATCTTTCTATTTCAGTTGCAGTTGCTCCAGATATAGCTTGTACTTTGTTCATTCCTTCTTCAAAGTTAGAACCCACTTTAATGGCATAGGCTCCTAATCCCGTCAAAGCCGTTCCCGTAGCTGCAACAACTCCTGTAAAAATTTTAGCACCCTTACTAGCTATACTATTTAATTTCCCTATTCCTTTTTCAGCACCTCTACTGTCTACTTGGGTGTCAATTATAATTTTTCCATCTGCCATATATTTCTCATCTGCCTTTTATATAAAAATAAAAAAGACAGGCTCACTCACTACTCTATGGTGTGGTTTGACTCTGTTCTTCGCTCAATTTCTAATTTAATTATTTTCTTACATCTAATACATTTTATTTCTCCCTTAATATAATCAGCTTTCAAAAGTAATTGCCTACAATAAGGGCATCTTATATCTTCAATATTAATCACCTACTTTTTTGTATAATAAAAGCACCTACAATTAAGTAAGTGCAGTTCACCTTATATATTATTTTTGTAACTTAGGCTCTCTTTGTACACCTTTAGAAATAGCATCAAAAACATACCAATCTTTTTGACTATTTGTTTTACTCAATGGAGCTATTCCAATGCTTATATCATAGGTGTCATATAAACCGCCTAAATAATCCTTTGATCCACTCTTTATAGAACCATCCTGAAGTTGTGCATTCGTATTAAATCTTCTTAACATTGTATCTGCAAAATCAAGTGCTACTTTATCATTTGTAGCATCAGCTAAAGCCGCAGTCAATGTTATCCTGTTATCTTCTACTTTTATATAAACATCTTTAACATACCCAAAATATTCTTTGTTTGTTAACTCCTTTTTAGTATCCTCTATACATTTTTCCCAATCTACTTTAAAATTATCTTCTTTTTTATTCTCCGTTTTGTTTTCTTCAGTTACTTTTACAACATCATCTTTTTTAACTTTATCTTCTTTTGTAGAATCACATCCTACAAAAGCTAAACATATAATTGTAAATAAAAAAATACCTATTAATCTCTTCTTCATATATAAAACCCCTTTCCTAACATTATTATACATTATTTTAGGAACATATTACAATACTCTACTGACATCCCCACCATTTAGTAGAACATTATTTATTTCTTCTAACTTATCCTTTTCATCTTTATTTATAGGAATCTTATATAATTCTTGCATTTTTCTATAATAACTTTTTTCTTCTTTATCTTTTATTTTGGATAAATCCATACTTCTATATCCCATTATTTTAACTATCTCATTGTCTTCCTTAAGAGCCTTAAACATGGCTTTAAACTTCCACCAATGTAAATACCCTATGTCTTGTAAATCAACCCCATATTGGTCTAAAAAAGCACTATAAATATAATCATCGTCATGCTCAAATGAATATATCTGTGTACTCTTACCCTTACCCGTACCTTTAGATTCCCCTATATCTTTTCCACATCTATAAAACCATAACATTTGTTCAACTGCATTGTTTATATTATGTGGTATTTCTGGATAATAAAGTTCCAAAGCCATAAATATTTTTTCTTCTTTTCCTATAGAGCTATCTTGCATTAAAAGTTCAAATAAAATAGAGGTACGGAAATCTGAATTAATCTTATAATCTCCCCATTCTATTTTTACTGTAGTAGGTACTAAATCAATTAACATATTCATTATTTTTTACTTCTTCTAGCAGCTCTATTGGGAGAATATTTTTTAACTAACTTTTCAACTTCTTGACTTGTCTCATTTACTTGAATTACAAGTTCCTCAAATGCTTTAAGGCAAGTTAATAAATTTACTTTATCCTCAAATATTTTCTTATCCGTTCCCTCTCCAAATAACTCGTTAAATACGTTGAAAATTGCATTACATTGAGTTTTAATACTTTCAGTAACAGTCATACCTTTTATCTTTTCACTTATATTTTCAACACTCTTAAGTGTCTTCTCAAACTTTTCAGCCACTTCTAAATCAAGTATATCTAAATCTGGTAATTCCACTCCATTAATTTTCATTATTTATCCTCCTCAACTATAGTTGTTCCTTCTGTTTTAGGTGTAAAACCTTCTGTGAATTTTTTAGTAGTTGTATCGAATGTACCTAGTATTGGATCACTTATGCCTAAAAATGAACCAGAAATACCTAAATCTCCGTCATTATCTTCAAAAGAATCAACCGAAACAGCCACTTTTATTTTTCTAGCTCTATAACTTCCTTCTGTTGCTGCAGGTTTATCCAAATCTACTATTAAATAATCTGTTTCAGTATCGGGACCTGTCAATTGTAGTTCCCCAATATTTCTAATATATTCTATAGCTTTTTCACTATTAATTTGGTCAGCTGTATAATCGCTTGTCCATTCGTAACCAGTAATAGACTGGCTCGCACTGGATTGATTAATATATCTTTTAGAAGTTGTTTGAGCACTAGGACTTTCATTTAACTCCGTAAATCCTGTTCCAAGCAATTCAAATTCATTTGATACTTCTAAATAATTAGCTTGTATTTTTCTCTTTCTAACTGCCAACTATATCATTCCTTTCTTAAAATATTTTAATTTTAATTGTATCTGGAATTGTGCTGTATCTTCTGTTACTGCAAAAGCATAGCCAGTGCTAGTAACTTTAATTTCTAAAGGTTCTAAGTTATTCTCTAACACTGGCAATATATTATTGTTATTATTTTGTTCTATCCATTCAGCAAACTTTTCATAGAATCCGCTGTTATCTATATTTTGAAGTACATCAGCCCCATAAGGCTCTCTAGATGTAAATACAAAAGCATATTGCCTTACACTATCTCCATTAACATACTTTTTTACTACTGGATCTATTGGGATTTCTTCTATAGAATAAGTATCCACATTAGGCTCTAGATAATTTACATTTACCCTTATAGCATTATTAAAAGTTTCTAAATGTGGACATTTCCTTATATAATTTCTTAAACTACCTATTATCATTTACTTTTACCTCCACAGAATTCAGCAATAGATTTAACTATTTTATCGCCTTTATCACTCCACATTCTTTTATCCCAAAACTTACCTCTTAAAGCACCTCTATTTCCACCTTTATTGGTGTAATATTGCTTAGCAGCATATGGAGCATTATAAATTATCTTATCTGTTTTTAATTCAACACTCATATCCTTAAGTCGGCCAGTGAGAAATGGTACATAGTTATTACAATTTTTAGCCACTTCTTTAGTAAACTTAACCTGCGCCTGTCCATTTTTATTTAAATATCTTTTTAGGAGTATTTTTTCTCTTTTATCTATTTGAATTTTAACCGTAGTTGCCACTATACCCCCTCCAATTCAAAATGGTCAGTTAATATATTTATAGATTTAATATCTATAACATCATCAAATTCACCTTCTAAATCAGCTATTCTATAAGGTTTGATTCCTGTTATCTCAAAGTCAGTTATGCCTTTAACTATTTTATCTCCTGGAGCAAAAGTAAAATGATTTTCTCTTTCTTCATCTGTTAATTTCATAAACTTTTTAGGAGATACATACTTATCTAGCTTATCAATAAAAATAAGGGTACTATCTGCTAATAATAGTCCCTTATCTGTTACACTTCCATTTCTTTTGCCTTGCCAATTTACACCTTTTATAACTGTCCTTTGATACTTATCTATATCATTTATAAAATCATAGTATCTATTGTAAATAGTTACATCTTCATTTTTAAATAAAACTCCCATACTACCACATCCTTATGTATGGTGTAGGTAATAAAGCTTTAACATCATCTGTTATGCGCCATGCACCAGCAGCACTTTCAAAAGATATACTTTGATTACCCTCTGACATGGATTTGACTCCAGGAGTTATATTTTCCAACTTAGCAGCATTATTAATTAACTGCTCCACTGCTAAATCATAGTTGGTTAATATATAATCATCTTCTAAATCTTTATTTAGATAATTTTTAATAACTAAAACTGCCTTTCTTTGCTCATTAGTCATTTAAAACACCTACTTTTCATCATTTTCCTGTTCTTTATTACTAGTAGATTCATTATCTTTATCACTTTCATCATCTTTAGGTTTTTCCTTCACAAGTTTAAAACCTTGGTCTTTATATATTACTTCAAATGCCCTTTCAGTAGCATATATTATTCTTTTACCTTTACAATATTTGTTCACTTTCACATTTCCCCTTTAAATTAAAATAGAGGAGTTTCACTCCTCTTATGCTCCAGCCTTTGGTGTTAATAAAGCAAAGGCTTTATCTTTTATAGGTAAGAAACCTAATCTCATTGTAGCTTTTATTGCTACCATGTCATTTTCTGCTAAAGATAATGGTTTATTATCCCCCATAGTAACACTTTGCAATGTTGCTTCTTTAAGTATTTCATACTCAATACCTGCTCTCATACCCACAAGGGAATACATCCAGTTACCACCTATTAATTCAGCTTTTGTCTTATCCCATCCGCCATTTCTAACAAATTCTATAGGATTAGAATATAATTCATTTTGGCCTACACCTGGAACAAACAAAGCATTTCCATTAGCATCTCTTAATTTTCTTAAAGAATTTTTAAGTCCGTAGTGCCCTGCGAAACCATTAACATCTAATCCATCAGCTTCCACAAGTGCCATAACATCACTTATGTCTAAGTCAAGCTTACCAGCACCATTAGTTTCTAATGCTATTTTATTACCGGCTCCATCAGCAACTCCAAAAATGCTCTTAGTAAATGGGGAATTAGTACCAAATAGACAAGCGCTATCTATAGCTTTGTAAAAAGCTTCTGCTATTGCTGGTCTCATTTCTCCAAATACATTTATAGTAGTATCATTCATTTTCTCCTTTGTTGTCGGAATTATAACCGCTAATTTCTTGGCTTCCATTTCTGGGAATATCCATTCTGCTTTAGATGTTTGTATTCTTTCAGTTTCACCTACCCAATAAGCTCCTGGACCATCCACCATTATAGAAAATTTCTTTTTATCAGAAGTCATAGGTTCAACTTTAGAAAGTCTTAGTATACTAGAACCTCTTGCTACATCTTTCATTATTCCATTTGCCTGTTCAGTAGGCACAAAGCCTTGTAATTCATCTTTTAAATATGCCATAATTCATACATCTCCTTTTTAATCTCTTTTTACTTGATTGTCTTTTATTACAGATATAAAATCTAAGCCACCTTCTGGTTCACTTCCTCCACTTGGTGGTGTATAACTGCTGTCTTTTAATCTTTCTTTTACTGTAGTTTCTAACTTATCAGTAAATTTTTCTTTAAATAAATCTATATTTTTAACTGTAGAATCTTCATCAACTCCCACTAAGAAATCTACTAAATCTGTTGGCAACCCTTCATCTGTCATTTTCTTAAGGGCTTTATTAGTTAGCTGCTCTTTTATTTTTTCTTTCTTCATATTCTCCATTTCTTGTTTTAATTTTACTAATTCATTATCTTTTGGATCTTCTTCTGGGTATAACTCTTTAATTTTTTCATCAATTAAATTCTGCAAATTATTTTGTTTCCATGTTTCCAATCCTTTAGATAAATGAGTATCTTTTAAAGAATCTATATAGGACTTAAAATCCTTATCAGTATTTATTTTTTGTTTAAATGTATCTAAACCACCAAATTTATTTGCCAGTTCAGAAGATGATAATATTTCATCTACATTATCATCTTCACCTATATTTTCTATTAATTTTAATAATTCACTTTTTAACATTTTATTTTCCTCCTATTTGTCCCTTTAACCCATTAGGACTAAAGACACAATTTTAATTAAAATAAAAAAGCCTTAGTTTCCTAAGACTCAATTATTTTTCAACCTTATAATTTTCCCACTTTTTATAAGCATCTACATACATCTCTTTCTTATCTCCATTGTAAGTACACTCGTAATACATCCCATCAAATAAAGTAGTACTTAATAGAGCTTTATTATTTTGAAGAGTTTTACAACTCCATACCATGAATACATCATCTGTTGTGATTTTTTTCTTATCGGTTTTATCCAAATGATTATTGGTATAGTTACATACTTCCCGTTTACACCATTCTAAAAATTCTTTTTCATTCATTTAATTTTCCTCCTCTAATCTTCTATCCTATCAATTCCGTATTGTACTGCAACTTCATGTTCAATTTTGCATCCTCTTGCATCCTTCCAGCCATCACCAAAAAAAGCAACGTCTGCTTCGGCCAGTAAGCTTATAGATTTTCCTAAATAACATACTGGTATATTACCTATAGGTTTAAAATCTCCAAAGAAAGAATCTATTAATTCTATTGGTTCTCCTATAGTTTTTTCTGCTTTAAGTCTAATTTCTTCTCTAGTTTTTAAAATTTCTTCATCTGTAAACCCTCTCATTGGTTGAGATATAAATAATTTTTTCACATCTATCCCTCCTTGATTTTAAATATAATAAAAGCACCTACTATTTTTACTTAGTACGTGCTAAAATATTTTTATCTTTCTAATAAAGGCCCAATCAATGTTATTCCACATTTTTTACAAACCCAATTATACTCACTACCCATAATTTCTAAATTACACTTAGGGCACATTATTATATCATTACCATCATTATTTTTTTTAATTTCAGCTGTTACGATATTCTTTGAATTAGGATGAATAAATTTTCTAAACATAATTCCACCTCCTTACTACAAGAATATTATACCATTACTCTTCAACAGTATTAAACCCTCTACACAAAGGATGTACAACTCCAGGTGCGTCATTTAAATTATATATTTTACCATCCAATGTAGCACACTCTGAGCAGGTTCTACGGTCTAATACCTCATTTCTTCTTACTTTTTTAACTCCAACTTCTTTACAAAATTTCCTAAAAGCTTCATCTTCACAACGATTAACTTCCGTCTCAGTTAACCTTTTAGCTTCATAAGCACTACTATTATAAGTTTTTTCTATATCTTTTTTTATTTGGTTAACATTTATCTTACCATTTAGAAACTGTTTAACTTGTTTATACAAATGTTCTCCTACCGCTTTTTCATTTTCCCAAACTCTAGTTGAAAAATGTTTGCCCTTAAAATTGCTTTCTATAATTTTTCTAACATCTTTTAAATTTGCATTATAAGAGTAAAAATCAAAAGTATTTTTAACTGTATTATTTAAAATATTATTTATAACACGTGTTTGTATGCCTTTTTGGCTTTGTGTGGTACTTGTAATTAGCTTAGACAACCTTTTATATTCCTTTGATTTATCTCTGCTCCTAAGGCTCATTAAACCATCTATAATGGTATAAGTAAGCATAATTAATGCTATTTCTCTTAATAACTCATCTATATTTTGTTTTTGTTCTTTATAAATTTCTTTTAGCTGTTCATTAGCTTCATCATAAAGACTTTGGATAAATTTTTCTTCCCTAGTCATTAGTTATCACCTTCAAATCCTAAATTATCTAAATCTATTGGATTTTCATCTTTAATTTTCTTAAGTTCATTTTTAGGATTTTCAATAAAGCTTAACAATGATAATCCAGTTTCAGTTGATAATTTATCTCCAAGCTGACTTATAACTTGTGCTGTGATTAAATCATCCTGTGGAATATTAGGTGTAAATTTAATTTTTATATCTCTAAAGTCATATTCAATATTTTTAATAACTTTTAGATATATGAATAAAAATTTAAGTCTTGTTTTTATACAATCTGCAATAGATTTTTGATTAAGCTTACATTTTTCTTCTAAAGCTATTAATCTAGCTCTTAAAGCTAAAGAACTTAAATTACTTTGCATTTTTTCATTGTGATTAATATGACTAGATAATTGATACATTTTGTCCTCTATTGTATTAAGTGTATTTTGAATAAAAGTATCATTAATATTTTTTATTAGCCATTGAGCAGTACCATTTTTATCTTTAATTTGCATTACCCCAAGTTTTTTCATCTTTGGAATTTCTTCTTCATCTATAGCTACTCCAGTAAGCACCATATAAGCATTTCTAAAGTCACTTATTTCGTTGCTTATATCACTTAGGTTGGTTTCGTAAGCATCTTGTAGCCCCTTTAAATCCTTAAATAAGGTATCATCTTTACCTTCTTCACTCAATTTAGCTAATCCAACTGGCACAGCATCAAAAATATGTTTTGTAGGTTTATTAATTTCCTCAAATTTATCATTAAAATGTAATATTTCATTGTCTGTATATACATCAATATAAGTTGTATCATCAAATTTCAATTTATAAATATGCATAAAAAAAGATATGTTACCAAAATCATCTATGGTAGCATATCCTTCTCGTGGACTTATTATTTTACTAGAGAATTGTCCTTCTTTATCTACATAATATAATTCATAAGCGAGTGAATATATAAGCATATTTTTAGTTAAATTGCTATCGTGACCTTCACTCCAATGGTCTAAATAATAGTCTATATCATTCACTATATTTTCATTACCACTCTTGGAAATATAATTTATGTCATTTCCAACTGAATAAGAAACTTCTTCTTTTATGAATTTCTTAATATAGTTAACTGGAGTTTTATTATTACTACGTTCAGTTACCATCTGATAATTATTAATAGCATCAGTATTACCTTTATAATATTGGTACATCTTATCATAAGTAACTCTATTATTTATATATTCTTCATATGCTTTTTTTAATAAGTCTATATCTATTATTTTAATCACCCCCTACAAGCCGAATTTTCTTCTATCCAATAAAACTACTTTTTCAACTACTTCTATATTTTCAATTCTAATACTAAACTCTGCGGTTATATCAGGAGCATCATCATGAACACTATATTTTTGCCCTCTAAAATCTAACACTTGGTCGATAAATTCTTTATCTTCTTCAGCAAAGATAATTTGTCCTTTATTTATGTAAGGAATAAGAGTACTTATTTTATCGTCTTTATTTTTCTTTTGGTGTTCATTAATTATAGTGATATTTCTATTTCTTAACACTGGATTATCATTTATTTTATTTTCAATGGCATTTGCATCAGCACCATTAAATGTGTTTTTCTCTATATAAAGGTGTGTAATATCCGTATAGTCTTTTAGTAATTTAATAGCATGATTTATATACTTATCAAAGTCGGTACGTGCGTTTATTTTAGCTAACTCAGCTTTACGAGCATATTTTAAATTATTGTTAGCTTGTGAACCAACTAAAAAAGCACTATAATCATTCTTTTTCCCTCCACCGGAAGCTGGGTCTATTAATAACATAGTCTTAGTAAAGGTATGAGTTTCTATTTCAACACGTTTTTCAGTTCTTACACCTTTAAACCACTTTTCTCCTATTGAATTTACATCACCTTGTACTTCTTGTTTAAAAGAACTAGGATTTTCATAATAACTAAGAGCTATATCCAGGCAATCCCAAAATTCACTCCACAGTAGTGGGAATTTCATTTCCTCCTGGTACTCCCGATAAAACTCTTTGGCATCTTCAAGCCTATTATCATTTTTAAAATTAAAAAGGATGTCTTTAAATTGCTTCCATAAACCAGTAGTAAAATAAGTATCTATATCTTCTAACAATACACCTTTTTCTTTTTTAAATTTCCATGTAGGCATTTTTAATAACCTAGAATAAAAACACTCCTTATGTTGGAGTGTTCCCAGTGCTATAAAAGTTGTACCTTTTTTTATTATTTTACCATTTCGTGTAACTGCTTTCTGACTAGCATATTTAACATCATCAGAATATCTTTTCCACTTATTTTCCCTAGCCTGTTCTGTTCTAACATCATCTTCACTTTGGTAGTCATCTAAAATTATAAGATCTGGACGGCAATTATCATACTTCCTACCACGCATTGGGGAGGCGGACGAAATAGCTTCAATGAAAGTTTTATTAGTTAATTCTAATTGAGTAGAATTACATTTATATCTTTTATCTCTATCATTTAATATAATTCCAAATGCTTTTTTAATATATTCATTTTCCAATAAAGTATTTTTAATATCAGAAATAAACTTCTCCGCAGTACTTCCTATGTCAGAACATATTAAAGTGTATTTTTTATGTTTATAGCAATGTGACCATATAGTACCGGCAAAAGTTCCAAAAACAGATTTGCCGGTACCACGAGGTAATATACGTCCTATTTGGTCAGAATCTTCTCCTATTACACCCCCCTGTATATCGTGCCAAATCTTACGGTGTACGTCAGCGATAGGAGCAGCGGCATTATTTTCTTTAGGTAAAAATGTATCCTGGAGAAAGTACATACAGAAAAACTCCATATTCAATTTTCCCAACTGCCAAGCTAAACCATGGTAGCCAAATAAATTACTAGAATTAGATAAAATCATTTCTTCGGCTTTTCCTTCTGGATCATTAGCTCCAGCATCAGTAAACTCTTTGGTTAGATATTTAAAGAGTAAATATCTGTTTTGTTGTTCTTCCGTCATGCGCTTATCACCTCTTCGCTAAACTTGACTTTAAAAAATTTTATAGAAAATGTAGAGCTTAGTAACGCCATTTTCTAATATGTCCATTTTAGAACCATACCCCCCCATTCTCCAATTTCGCTAAATAATGTTTTGGCGAAGTTCAATCACTCTAGCAAAATACATCCAAAGTACTGATATCACTTAACTCTACGCAATTTCTTGAACTTCTTTAATTCTTCTTCTAATTCATTATCATTCAGATTATCATTTAGATTATCAGCATTGTCCTCCAATACATTAGTTGGATTGCCATATATCCTATTGAGTAGATACTGGTTAGCAGCTAAGGACACACGCTTATCAGCCTTATCATTAGCTAACTCTTTTATATTACCTATGTAGGTAGTTAGATCCTTAAGTATCATCTGATTTCCTTGGTTTGCCAGCTCACGTTTACGCTTGTCAAGCTCAGCCTTAACATTATCCTTTGACATCCATGCATATATTGTATTCCTTGTAACATTTAATTTCTTAGCTATATTCGTTATATTCTCGCCTTCTATAAGCATTGTAACCATATCATTTTGCTTTACTGTTAGTACATCATAAGCCATACATACACCTCCTTAGCAACTACACATATTAAAAAAGAGTACCCTTCTCCTAGGTACTCCGTATAATAATATTTTAACATAATAATTTAATTGTGACTTAAACCTTTATTAATACTTATTTAAAAAAAGATTAACTTTGATATCTTATTTATTATCTTTCCTTTCATAATTGATGTTGTCTGTTCTGTTAAATCAAGTATTTCAGCTAATTTTTTATTTGATACTTTGATGAAATATCTATATTTAATTATTTTATATTCATCATCTGTTAATGCTTCTAACGCATTATCTATACGCTTTATAATATTTTCTTTTTTAATTATTAATTGATTTAAATATTCAATTCTTTTCTCTTTATTTTCAATTTCACTTTCAACACTTGATGTATTATTGTGCGCTTTAGGCATATCTGAATATTCCACAGCTCCTATACCTCGATATGAGTTCTCAATATCTTCTATCTCTAATAAAATATTCTTAATTTCCGCTTTTGTATTTCTATAATTATACAATAAAGATTCTGTTTTTCTATACTGATTCATCTAATTCACCTCTTTTTGAGTTTATCTGTCCCACCTTTTGTCACACTATGTAACACAATAAATCGCTCAATGGTGGGATTTGTACATTTTTTCATACTGAAAATAGGTGTTACATATATATATAAATTCTTATATTATATATAGTAAGTTATATTAAAAGTAATTTATATATAAAGAAAATGCTTTTGTTTGTAACATTGTCACATGTATTCTTTAAACCGTTGATATTATTAATTTACACGGTGTGACGTAAATTAATATTTATTTGTAACACATTGTTACAAATAACCGTTTAATCATTACTATTACTGACTTTCTATTTGTAACAATTTTTTATAAACTCTCTTCTGCTTTCCATTAATTCTTATTCTAGTATCTGAATTATATCCTTGCTTTCCAATTTCCCTTCCAAATACAGGTTTTGAAAGTGCTTTTAAACCATTTTCACTACACCAAGCTGAATATCTTAAATAAACTTCTTTCACTAGTTCATTTTCTATGTCATTGTCCTCTAAAAATGCTATTACTGGGTTGTTTATGGATTCGTATTCCTCCCATACTTGATCGCATACTGCTGCATAAGTAAATCCATGATTTTCTAACACTCTATTTAATCCTTCTAAAGCTAATTTAAGTAAATATTCCATAGCTTCTTGATCTAATAGCTTGTCTAGAATGAATGGATCATAATCCTCATCCTTTTTACTGAAAGTTGCATTAAAAGGAATAAATATTAATCTTCTTTTAAGTCCTCCAGATAAATCATTTATCCTTGGTAATTCATTCGCACTAAAAATTAATTTGCTGTAATTTTTAAAATCATATGGATCTCTTCCTTTTCTCTCTACGTTAACTTTTTCTCCAGTAACTAATTTTTTAAATGTGGAATTATCTTGTATATAAGCATTGCTAATATCATCACCTATATTTGCAAGCTTTCCTTCCAACTGGAAGGTTTTAAATCTGTGGTTTAGTTCTTCCAAAGATACTGAAGCTATATTTTCTTCTCCTAATAATTCATTTAGTACTTCTAATAGTGTTGACTTACCATTAGCACCTTGACCTGTTAATATGAAAGCCTTTCCCAATTCATTACGTCTAAATAATGTATAACCTATCATTTCCTCTATTAATAATCTAAGTTGTTTATCCTTGCAACATATTTTATTTAAAGTCTTGTCCATTGTTTTATTATAAGCATTTGGATTATAGGACCATGGAATTTTATTTCTAATTATATAGCTGCTATTAAACTCCAGTAATTTTTTAGATTCTAAATCAAAGATCCCATTGCTTAAAGTTATATATTTTGGATTAGCCATTTTAGCATTTTTACATAATAGGTCCAGATATCTTAATACTTCAGTTCTGTTTGCATTGGTAGAATTTTTAATATATTTTAACATTGTTTTCTCTATTTCTTTAGTGTTTCCAGAATAGTAATTATCTTTGTAGATATGAAGTTCATCATTTATTTTTATAACTTTTTCGTTATCTCTTAAATATAATGCTAATTTCTCATACTGTAGCTTACTTTTTATATAAAACGATTCTTTGAGAAAAGCTTCATCCCTTAATATAGTTTCTATTTCTTTTTCATCTAATGGATCTTTAAGTATATATTTATTTATAATTTTTATTGCTTCTCTTATATCTTCCCTTGTTAATCCTTTCTGCTGCAAGGTTAATATATATCCATATAAACTACTATTTCTACCATCACCTTCACTCATATTAGAAAAATTAATTTCTCTTTTAGTAAGAGGTATTAACCACACTGGTAACTTATCTATATCTTCTACTATTTTTAAAAACTTACGTTTTCCACCCTTTACTTTTAAGGGGACTACTGCATTTTGCATGCCAAGTCCAACATCTATTTTTATTCCTAGTGCAGTATAATACCCTTGTTTTCTTCTATCTATTCCTGGATTAAGAAAATAAAAATGTTTTCCCCTAGTGGTTTGTAATACTGTAGTATTTATATTTAATTCTTTTATTATTTTATAAAGAATATCAGATTGTTCTTTATCATCTACATCAATTTGAATGAGATCATCTTTAAGCACTCCACCATAAGAATTTAAGGATTCTACATCCTTTAAACTATAAAAATCTGTCCTATCTTTATATTCTTCCGTTGGTGTTTTACCTTCTTTTCCACCGGTAGGCATATAACCTTTAAACATTGCTATTAATCACCTCTTTGCATATAAGGGAACTTTAAGTTCCCGATTATTATTCTTTCAATCTAACTGGTAAAACCAAATCTAATTTATTATCAGCCTTAATAACTAATGGACTAAGTCGAGAAGATAATTCTAAAGTAGCAACCTCATAATTTTTAAAACAATCAACTAAATATTTAACATTAAATGCAATTTCTAAAGGTTTTCCTTCTAAATTTATAGACAATTCATCTTCTACCGTTGCCACTTTATTACTTGAGCTTATAGTTAATTTATCCTCATTGAAATTTAATTTAATCAGTTCAAATTTATTCCTTTGGTAGTCTTTTAATATATCTAATATCTCTTTAGTTTCTATTTGAACTTTAGTTGAATAATCACGTGGAATTATAGATTTATAATTAATGTAATCACCTTGGATTCTATTTCCTATGATTTCTAAATTACCAAATTGAAATTTAACATAATCATCATTGTAATAAACTTCAACTGCGCACTCATATTTAACTTTTTTAATTACTTTTATTAAATCTATACTAATTACAACTGATTCTTTAGATCTAAAATTACCTTTTCTATTGGCTAATCTATAACCATCTAGCGCTGTAAATTCACTTTCATATATACATATACCTTGCAGAATTGGTCTTGTTTCTTCTCTAGCCATAGCATACTCACCACTTAATAAGTATTTTAATTCTTCAGCTTTAATTGTAGTCAAATGATTTTCTATATTTATTGGCATATCTACTAGTTGACCAGAAGTATATTTAATTTTTCTATTAGCAGCTATTATAATATCTTCTGTTATAGTTACTTTTGTATCTTTAGGTAATAACTTTAAAACAGATCTATTTATAAGAGTTTGTCCATTATCACAATTTCCGTTAAGTTTTCTAATAATTTGATTCTTAAATGTAATGTCCTCTTGTTCATGTGCCACTATATAATTTTCATTATTCATATTAATAAAACTTATATCATTAGCTTTAGATAAACTTAAAATTTCATGTATATAATGTGAATTTAATTCTATTTCCATTGTTATTCCTCCACTCTATTAACGCTATGTTCTACCTTAAAATATCCATTGGGATACCTTTTTTCTAGCTTGTTTATGTTGTGTTTTGCCACTTCTTCTAAGTTTATATCTAAGCTATTCGCTGTTAGAACTATATACCAAAGTACATCCCCTAGTTCTTCTATTATTTTGTCCGTATCATAATCATGTCCTTGGTATAAAAACTTCTTAACAAGATCTATTACTTCTCCTGATTCTCCATTCAAGCCCATAACTCCATTAATAAGTTGATCTATGTTGTCACTGTAGTCTAGTTTAGTTCTAAGTGCCTTATCTTGATACTCTTTAAAATTCATTACTGCCATTCCTCCATTCTTATGTAGTCTGGTCTGTCTAGTTCTTTCTGTTTTATAGCTTGTACTTTTTTAACACTATATTTTATACTTACTGCTGCTATAGCTATACATGTAAGCATAGATATTAATATTATTTCCATTGCTACCCCTCCAAATTTCCTGCTATAATATTTGCAACTCTTTCAGCATATCGCAATTATTAACCTCCTATAAAATCTTTTATTCTTTTCCAAGCTATTTCTATATACCATTCCTTGTCTAACTTCCTTGATGCTTTTTTCACTTCAATATTTGAGTTATCTATAAAGCATTTAACGGGTGTGTTTGCTATCTTTTCCTTAGTTCCACCTTCTTTTTTAACCTTAAATACTCCTTGATCATTTCTGGATCTTGAAGCAAATACCCTTAAAACCCTTTCATCTAGTTTTTTATCACCGTGGAAACCATATAAATATTTACTGCTTATTTTAACTACCTTCTGAAACTCTTTTAACTCATTACAATTACCTATAGTTACTTCTGGGAATATTCCTTTAATAAAGTAATTCATTAAAGCTTTATTTATAATAGGAAGGTCATAATCCAATTTATTGAGTGATTTAACATAAGCCCCCTTAGATTTTATTTTTCCATCTTCCATAATAATGAGATAATTATTAACGTCTTTTTGCACCACTTTTTTAATATGGTCATGATCCAAAGTCATTCGTGTTCTGTTACACCATTCATCACATATTTTTTTATAAGTTTCTATACAATCAACACTTGGTAACTTCCACATAACACCATCTGTATTACTTTGGATAAGTTTAACTCCTGGAACTCCCTCTATTACTTTTTCTATAAGATCTAACAACATTAACTGTCCATTAATACATACATTGTTAGCTTGAAGTGGGTCAAATAAGTTGTTATATTTATCTTTAGAAGCTCCATAGGTACTATTTAAAACTATTTTATAAGGTTGCTGCTCTTTCTTTTTACCTTCCTTTTTTAGTTTCATTCTGTAATCATATATCTCTTTGAATTTACTTTTATCTCTTACATTTCTACTTAAAAAATCATACTGTATCATAAGACTTGGATAAAATGAGCCAACGTCACTATTTATAAAAATCCCTTCACCCATGTATTTATCTCTTGCTCCATGAAGTCCACCCCAACCAAATATGTGAGGTACTTCAGCAACTTCTATTTTCAAAGATTTTTTATAATCCCTATTTAGTGGATTCTTATACCAGTTTAAAATCTCTCTGTATTTATTAATTCTTATTGTGTCTACTATAGTTATTTCAAATTCATCTTCACGTTCTCTTTTATTTGCTCCAAGTATTATTGCACTTAATTGAGCCTTAGTTTTACTTATATATTTCAAAGGTAACTTAAAGTTTTTTATAAGTCCCATATGTGCTTCAAATTCTTCAATTCTATTTATAAAAACTTCCATAGTTTGCTCTACGTCATGGTTACAATAAAATATAACTTCCTGGATCTCATGGCGAGTTAATTTTCTATCTATATTAAAGCTGACTGTAGTTTCTCTTATATCATTCCCCATAAATCCCTCTAGTTGCTTTAAACCATGGAAACTAGTCATAACATCATAGTTATATAGTTGAATCTTAAATAATGTACTGCTAAATTTCCAAGCTGGTTTATGTTTTACTATAATCCAATCGTTTAATTCTTTAGGATTAAATCCAGCTATTATAGCTTTTAGTATCCATTGGTCATAACTTCTGGAGTTATAACCACACCAAATATTTTCTTTGTTGGCTTCGTAAAAATTATTTAACTTATCTACATCGTTAACTATGGTATGTGTTTTTTTAGTATCAGTATCTTTTATAACTACCAACCAATCATGTTTGAATACCTCGAAGTCATAGAAAAGCATTATTTATCACTTTCCTTTTTAGTAATATTACTTTTTATATCTTTAAATAATTTTTTAAACATCTTTTCTTTCTGATTCATAGTTATATAACTATGAAAATTTAACATATGAATGCTAATCCTGATTTTTTCATGTTTTTCAACCTTAGTATCAATCATATTTTGTTTATCTAGTTGCTCCTTTAAACTTGGTTCCAATGCACCAAAGTATATTTCCATAAATTATTTACCCTCCTTTTATTAAGAAAGGGAGCTTGTACACTCCCCATTCCTTTTAAACTTCAAATATATCTTTTATTTCATACTCAGAGAAATTATTATTTTTCTTGTTAGCTGTATAACTTAAAGCATATTCTAACTTTCCATCAATAGCCTCTGCGATATCCATAAGCATATTGTTATATTTGCTAAAACTTTCAAACTCTACTTCTATACCACTATCTAAAGACCTTAACATTTCATTAGCCTTGTGTAATCCAAATCCGCTGCTTAAAACTTGATTATAGAATATTAAACTTCCTTTATATTCTCCATTAAGTATCTTAAACCAAATGCTTAACATTGGATCTCCTTTTTTACTTTCTCTTAATTCTAATTTATTTACCTCAACTTCATAATCTCCATGTGGAACTTCTTTAAAATCACTGTTATTATTAGCTGCTTCCTTAGCATCTGCTTTTAAACCTTCAACATCAATGTTCTTATCAAATTTTTCCCATATGTTACTCATAATTAATTTTCCTCACTTTCATTTTTTAATAATCTATTTGTAACTTTTAATAATATTTTTGCTATGTCACTGATTTCTTCTTCTGTCATGCATGGTGCCAATACTCTAATTGTTTCTAATAATCTTCTCACCTTAGGTGCATTCATTACTCTTCATCAGCCTTTCTTCTACGTCTACGTGTTGGTTTTTCTTCCTTAGGAACTTCTTCTGATTTATCCTCTTTAACTTCTTCTGTAGGCTCTTCTTTAGGCTCGTTTACTTCTTCTACAACAGTATCTTCCTCTTTTTTAGTCCTTCTTTTGCTTGCTTTTTCTTCTTTCTTAGGAGTTTCTTCGGTAGCTGTCATCTTAGAATAAGTCTCAACTCCTTCTTGAGCTTCTTCTAATGCTTTAATAAACTCTTTCATATCTAGCAGTATTTTCCTAGCTTTAAAGTTAAATCTACCTCCGCCAAATACATTTTCTTTCTTTTCAAGCTGCAAGTACCTATCTTCTCCTTCCATATAAGCTCTTACAGTTAAATCAACTGTACCGGCTAAAACATTAGCTACTTTATCATTTATGTTAGGGTTTATGGTAGTTAACTTAGCACCATTTTTAAGATTTATTTCTTTAACAACTTCCTTGGATATATAAATTATTTGGTAACCTAAATTCTTAAGTCTTTTAATAGCGCTTAAATATTCAGTTCTAACCATGTCCCAACCTTTACCAAAACCGGCATCCTGTTCGTGTTCTATACCAAGTTTGTCATATGTGTATAATCTGCAATGTTCATATAAATCCTCAACTAAGTCAATACAAACTCTTTTAAAGTCATTTTCTTTTTTCTCTAATTCCTCTATAGCTTCAATAAAAAACTCCCACGCAAATTTTTTCTTTTGCATTCTACCTTCATACCAAACTTTATCTATAATTCTTATTAATGGACTTGTTGTATTATCTGTGTTACCATCAGTATTTAAAAACAGTAAGTCCTCATATTGGTCTATAAAAGTTGATTTTCCAACATAGCTATCTGCATAAATCCATAAGTCCGGGTTAGTATCTATCTTTCTTTCTCTTCTTTCATTTTTAGGTAGTATCATATAATCATTTCCTTTCAAACAATATTCTTTATATTCACACCAATCACATAAGCGTGTTGGATTTTTCTTATACTCTTTTACTTCCGTAGTATCTATAATGCTATCCATAAACTCTACAACCTTGTTAGGATTGTAAGGTACTTCTGCTATTTGTATTTCTGAAGCTTTAAGCTCCTGGAATAACCTTTTTCTAAACTGATATAAATCTTCTGTTTTCTTTTGTCTTATAGAAATCTTAGGAATGAAGATAAATCCTAACTTTCTAACTTTAAATCCTTGCTGCTCTAAAAAATATTTATAAATGTGTAATTGTAGACTTTCCATATAATGTTCTATAGCGTTGCTATATTTGAAATCAAATACATCTACTGTACCATCATCATTTTTAACTATTAAATCCACTATTCCACGAAATCTATGAGTACTAATTAAATACTCTTGAGCATATATATTAATATCAGCTAGTAACTCTTTTATCTTTGGTATTAAATACTCAAATTTTATAATTTCATTTATATGGTTATCAGTTAATACATAGTAATTACTCTTATAAAATTCCAATGCTGCCTGTAGGTCTTTCTCTACTCCCAAATGAATTGTATTTCCACATATAAGAGCATTGTTAGGACTTTGATCTGGTATTGTTTTAACTTTGTCTATATAGTGTAATTTCCACTTATAAGGACAAGATTTAAAGCTCTCTACTCTACTATGACTATATTGCAGTTTCATCACCTACCTTTCATTAATTCTTTCATGTCCTTTTTAAAGCCTTCAAATTGATGTGGATATAAGATATAAGCTATACCACCACACTCGTTTATTAACCTTACGTTGCGTTTTTGTAGTTCAGATGGTCTACCATTAGGTCCTTTAACTTCTATAGCCACAAATGTTCCACCAACACAAGCAATTATGTCTGGAATACCAGCTTTACTCATAGGTCCCGCCCAGTATTTGAAGAACCATGTTTTAGGTAGTGACTTTAAAAAATCTTTTATTTTATTTTCAAATTGTTTTTCCGTCATTTATTTCACCTTTATCTTTTATCTATACACTTTTTCTAAAAAATATAAATATTTAATTGTAAACTTTTTATGAACCGAATTATTCTTTTATACTCCACTTATAACCATTAATATTTAAGAAATCTTCTATGGCATTAAGTTGTGCTTCTGTTCCTTCTATTTCATAAACATCAACAAATATTTCTTCATCTATTGGAGGTTTATTTATTGACTTAGTAACTGGAATCGTTGGTTTAGCTTTAACTCGTTCTAAATTTAAAGTTTCAAAATACACTTCAATCGTATTTATAATCTTTGTTACATCTTCATAGTCTAATAACTCAGTGTATGGTTTGTAGTCTACGTAAAAAGAATATTTTAAGTTTAAAAATTCTACTTTACTTTTAATTAATTCAACGTTCTTTTTATGATTTTCAGCGGTCAATATTATTTCATCTGCAACCTTAATTAAATCTGTTTTAATAGCTTTTAAGTTCGCGGATTTATTTAAATAACTATCCTCTAGAGGTAGACTCTCAATACCTTTTAATTCACATACTTCCTTTATAACTTTTTGAATTTCTATTTTCTTTTCTTCTTTTCTCTTTTCTTCAAATTGTTCAGCTTGTTCAACTATTGGATTTATTGCTGCATCAAACTTCTTACCTAACTCTTTACATTGTTCCTCAAATGCTTTTACTGGAGCTGTTAACTCTTTCTTAGTTTTCTTTCTAAATTCATCAAGTGCTTTTTTACCTTTTCTTAAATCCGCTATAACCTTTTTACCATCCTTTACCGTGTCCTCAGTAACAACTATTCCTTGATATTTATTAAGCGTTGAATCTAAATAATTTGATATTTCATCAAAATTAAAATGTACTTCTGCTGGTTTATTCTCCAATACTTTAAGTTGTAATTTATTCATTTTACATTTCACTCTCCTCAAATTCAAAATCAATTATCTCACAGATTTTTTTTGAAGTTCAGACTCATTTAAACCTTAAACATATGAAACATATTGATATCATTATGTTTAAATATATTTTAAAAAAATTTATTCGTCCTCTAAATCTTCAAATAATTTATTTGTATAATCCCTACGTTCTTTCAGTATTTCAAATATCTGCTCTTCTAAGCTATCTTTAGTTATTAAGTACCAATACATGCAAGTCCTAGTTTGTCCAATTCTATGAGTACGCTTTTTACTCTGTTCAAAGAGCTCACTTGCTAGTGGTAGAGAGTAATAAATAATCTTATTAGACTTCTGCAAGTTTAATCCCATGGCTCCCGCCTGGTACTGGACTAACACGACTGTATTATCTTTAGATTTATAGTTACTTAAGTCTTTAGTTTGTCCATTTACTATAGATACTGGTTTTTCTAACCTCTCACATAAGTCTTTAATTTGTTCTATTTCACTTTTAAAGTTATAGAAAATAATAATTATATCTTCCGTAGATTCTAAAAGCTCTTTGAGCTTATCTAGCTTGTTTGGATTATACTGACTTGATAACTGTCTAAGATATAACATCTTAGTTAGTGAAGTATCTCCAACTAGCTCTGTATTATCTATAGTAATTAACCTGTCTTTCTTAAACTTCTTATACTCTTTAGTGTTCTCAACCAAAACTGGCATTTCTACTTGCTCTGGAAGGTCAAATACTTCTTCTGTTTTCATAAATATAGCTCCATGGTCATGTAGCTTTTTCTTAAGCCTGTCCACATTCTTGTAACCTATAATTTTTGGTACTTTAAAACCTCCAATGTCCATAGATATTGAATTAATGAACTGCTGCCAGTATAGTTTCTTACTTATTTTCCAACCTAACAATGTAAGTTGTGAATGTAATTCTTCATACTTTCCACCTGTAGGAGTACCACTAAGAAGTATCACATTGCTTGCCTTAAGCTTCATGATAAATTTCGTCCTTTTACTGGTACTATTTTTTATAAGTGAACTTTCATCTAACATTAAAGTAAAATTTTCTAACTGTGATAACTCTGGTCTACGCCATACTAAGTCATAATTTATTATCACAACACTATTGGATGGAATCTCTCTTGTTTTAGAGTAAATAAATGTGTTATACTCTGGATAATGTGTTTTAAAGTGCTCTTTCCAATCATCTAACTTGGACTTTTGGCAGATGACTAAGTTAGTATTGGCATGGAGCTCTTTTAATTTCTCACTCCCTACAAATGTTTTCCCAAGTCCCATATCTAAGAAGTATCCAACTCTGTTAAATTCTTTGGTTTCTTTTAATGCTCTCTCTTGATGTGGATATAATTTAATTTTTCTCACCTCTCTTCAGCTAATTCTTTTCTTAATAATTCCAATGCTTTTCTGTGGTAGTTATTTATTGTTGTGTGAGATACTCCAAATATTTTCATAAGCTCTCTTATCTTATAACCTCCGAAATATTTCATTTTTATTAATTTTTCATATATTGGAGGTAGTTTTTCTATAGCTATTTTTAAATCAATATCATTCCAGTTTTCGTCATATCTCAATATGTCTATAAACTCTAACTTCTCATCTTCATCAACATTCCAATTTAAACTTAATGGCTTATACTTTGATTTATAACTTCCATGTCTAGGTCCCATTCTTTGCTTTCTAATCGTATTTGTTATATATCCAGCAATATGAATATAAGCATAAGTACTAAATTTATAACCTTTGCTCTCGTCAAACTTTTCAGCTGCGTTTAATAAACCTAAACATCCGTTTTGGAATATATCATCATAATCCTCGAAACTCGCGTATTTTCGATGTACTTCAGCAGCTATGTTACAAACTAATCCAAGATGTTCTTTTACATTAATCATTTCTCCATCACCCTTAAATATTTTCCCAATCCAATCCATGTTGGTTTTATTCCAACTGTTTCACATTGTTTTACATATTTTTGTAGAAGTTTTATATTCATGTTTATATTCTCCTGTTATAATTTATTTTTCGTTTCAATACATTCCCTTAGTCACCAGCGGGATTTTAATCTGGTGCTTGACTTATAAGTTGCCATTGGACGGCACTAAAAGAATTGTAATATTCTAAAATAGAAATGAATAGAATATAATGTGAAGTGTTTTTTATAAATTAATAACTGGTGCTAATTCTGCTAATGTCTTACTTAATATACTTTTAAGTTGTTCATTTTCTTGTTTTATAGCTTCTAACTCTCTTTCCATGCGTCTACGTTCCACTGGAGAAAATCGCTCTAACCTAGTTCCTTCCAGTTCCATAACCACTTTAGGATTAAATCTTATTGCTGGTATACCCTCAACTACTGGGATTATGCCAGCTTTTCTATATTCCTCTATAGACTTAATACTCATTTGCCATCTTTCAGCAAGGTCTTTTTGTGTAAGAAGTTTTTCCATATTATTTCACTTCCTTCAACAGTTCCCTTAATACTGAAATAACATTTTCATAGTATCTAAATGTTGGCACTTGCTTATCGCAATGTTTAGCTTTATCCCAAACATTAACGCCATACTCATTAGTTTTTAGATTATTCTTATTCGCTAATCTTCCAACCATATTAGAAGTTATTCCTAGTTTATTTCCTATTTCAGCAGCGGTAAAAGTTCTTTTTTCTGATTTAGGTAAAGGTAGTAGTTGTTCTCCAGATAACACTTCTGTTGCTTTAGAATACATTATTTGTTTATACTCTGGAATTTGAACCTTATCAGCTATCTTTAAATAAATGTTTGCTTCTCTTACCTTTGCATTTTTAAGCCTTGCTTCAACTTCTTGTTGCTTGGTTAGTGATGTTATTTTGGTTTGTTGTTGCTTTATGGTGGATTCCATTTCGTGAAACCTATTTATATATGTTGCTGTAAATAATGTCCCTTTTTGACCTGTTAATTTATGGGCTATGAACTCACAACCCTTTTTAGTTACTTGGTAGCATTTATATTCCTTTCCAGTACCTGCTTTATAACTACTTTCTTTGAAAAAATCTTCATAACGCAATTTTGCGTTTTGACATAAGTAACTAATATAAACTTCTATATCTCTTAATAAATCAGAATGTCTTTTACCTACCATTTCAGCCACTTCTCTACTATCTAAAGTTAATTCTTTTTCTTCTACTACTGGTTGACCATCTTTTACACTTAATCTTAATTTACTCATTTAAATCCTCCTCATCTGGAAATACTTTGTCCAATGTTTCATTAATAGCATCTGATATTTTCCTAGCTACTGTTAATGTTGGCACATTGTTTCCATTCATCACGTCGTAGAAGTAACTTTTCGATAACTCTGTTTGATTTATAACATCTGTTATTTTTAAGTTTTTTTCTTTAATAATTTTTTTAATATTATTTTTCATTTTTAACTTCACCTCGCTTCCATGACTAAATTGTACCATTAAACCGAACAAAAGCAAATTAATTTGTACCTTTAAATCGGACATTGTGGAAAAATAGGTCATTATATCGAACATTTCCTTTATTTTTCTTTATTTTCCTAGTTTACTTTATCGGACAAAATGATATAATAAAGTTAAGTTAAATCGAACAGTAAAAAGGAGTAGTTAAAATGATAGGTGAAAAAATACAAAAATTAAGAAAGGAAAAAAATTTAAGTTTAAGAGCATTGGCAGAAAAGGCGGGTATATCTAAAAGTACATTAAGTGATATTGAGAATGGAAATACAAATCCAACAACTAACACATTAAATAAATTAGCAACAGCTCTTAATGTTAGCCTTGAAGATTTATTTAAATCAGAACCAATAACTAAAGAAAAATTAAAGGAATGGGATGAAAAATATCTAAATCTTAAAGAAGAATCTACCCCATATAAATCTGATAAAATAACAGATATAAAAAAAGCTATGGACCTAATTCTATCCCAAGATAGCTTAATGCTTAATGGTGAAATTTTATCAGATGAAAGTAAAATGGCTTTGGCTAATGCCATAAAAATGGGTTTAGCTTATGCTGAACAGAAACAAAAAGACAATAAAAAATAAACCTTCTTAAAAGGGGGATTGCGTTATGATAAAGGAGTTAATTTTAGGGTTGATAGATACTTATGGAACTAATGATCCTTTCGAACTTTGTGATCATTTAGAAATAAAAATAATGGAAAGTAATTTAGGAAATGAAATAAATGGATTTTTCCAAAGAACTGAAAATGGATGTGAAATAATTCATTTAAATTCCAATCTAAATCATCATAATAAAAAATCAATATGTGCACATGAACTAGGTCATGCTCTACTTCATACTAATTTATCAATTGGATTTTTTATAGAAAATTCATTGCAGGTAAAAAGTAAATATGAAATTCAAGCTGATAACTTCGCAGCTGAACTATTGTTACCAAATGAATTAGATATAGAATTTAAATATATGAACGTTAACCAATTAAGTTGTGTATTCAAAGTCCCAAAAGAATTTATTAAATATAAATATTGTGACAGATAAAAATATAGTAATGTCAACACATGTTAATTATTTTGTGACAATGTGTTACAGATAAATATAAATATCTGTAACACACTATATGTATTGATATTACTGATTTTAGAAATGGTCTATGACAAATAGACAAATGAAAACAAATTCTTTATATAAAATATAAAATTTAAGTAAATTACTATATATAATATAAGAATTTTATATATAGTATGTCACAGATTTTAGATATTTTTTATAATTAATGTGTTGATATTACTAACTTAGCAAGGTATTATAAATATTTTTTATACCTGTCACAAAAAATGAAAAGGAAGTGATTACATGGACTATAACATAACCTGGAGAAAAAAAGACAAAGGTTGGCAGTTTATAATTTCTTATAAAGATAACTTGGGAAAATGGAAACAGAAAAGCAAACAAGGATTTAAAACTCAAAAAGAAGGTAAACCAGTTGCTGAAAAAATGCTAAAAGAATTAAAAAAGAATGTGAAAACAGTTGATACATCATTAGGCAAAATAACATTTGGAGAATTTGCTGATATTTATGTTGAACATGAAAAACTTTATAAACAATACTCTACAGTAAATTCTTTAATAACTGTACTTAATAAATTTAGTGATTTGAATAATAAAGAAATGAGTAAAATAATATCATTAGATATACAAAAAATAGTAGATAAAGTAACTAAAGAAGGGTTAAATAATAACACAATACGCTATTATTTAAAAAGAATGCATACCTTATTTAGATGTGCTAAAGAGGATTATAACATTATAAGTATAATTCCAACTAAAAATATAAAAATAGGTAAGCCTGTACCTACTAAGAAAAAAGCATTAACAGATAAAGAAATAGAAAATTTATTGAAAACTTTTAAAAATGATAAATATTACTTATTAATTTTCTTAGCAATTAATACTGGCATGCGTCTTGGAGAACTTTTGGGGATTACTTGGGATAATGTAGACTTTAAAAATAATACCATAACTGTAAATAAACAATGGAAGAAAGTAGAAAAGGGTGTATGGGGATTTGGAGATGTTAAAAGCAAAAATTCTAATAGAACTATTCCAGTTTCCAACGTAGTATTAAAAGAATTATTAAAACACAGAAATGTTCTAAATATAAATAATAGAGTTTTAAATTTTAAAGCTACAAATTCTGTTTGTGCTATTGTAAATGGAAAATTAAAAAAACATGGCTATAAGATAACCATCCATGAGTTGCGTCATACCTATGCCACTAGGTTAATTGCAAATGGGGTTGATTTTAAAACTGCCGCTCGAATATTAGGACACTCGGTTGAGCAGACACTTAAAACTTATAGCCATGTTAATGATGACATGTTAAAAAAAGCTCATCAAGTTATTCAAAATATTTTTTAGAATTTATTTTTGACGAAACTTTTGACGAATTTTTATAAAGCTAGTCTTTTCAATGCTTACACATCAATTTAAATACAACTCTTGTTAT